CTACTATTCAAATCGCTGATATTTATGATCCGTTGCGCTTCACCACAATGGCACAAGAGCGCCAGATCGAAAAGAACGCATTCATCCAATCTGGCGTACAGGTTGGCAACGCTGAACTATCAACACTATGTTCGCAATCTGGCTTTGCTGGTGAGATCGACAACATCAAACCGCTAACTACCAACGAGCCGACTTATACCAATGACAATCCGACTGATTTAATCACGCCGGACAATCTTGGTACGCAACAAATGAAATATCGCAAGGCTGCTCGTGCGAAATCTTGGTCTGCTATGGATTTGGCTCGCGGCATTGCACTGCAAGATCCAATGGTTGGCATTACTAACCGAATTGGTGATTACTGGGCGACGGACAACCAAAAACGTCTGATTTACTCATTGATGGGTATCCTTGCTGACAACGAGGCGAATGACGGCGGCGACCTTGTTCACAACGTTGCGACCGATGATGCTGGCGCGATTACGGATGCAGAAAAAGCGTCTGCGCTAAACTTCATTCGCGCGCTTGAACTGACTGGTGATAGCCTTGATCTGATTGGTGCGTTCGGTATGCACTCAGCTATCTACTATGGCCTGTACGCAATGAACTTGATCACGTTTGTTCGTGAATCGGAAGATGCATCATTCGCCACTTTCCAAGGTAAGCGTGTTGTTGTCGATGACGCACTTGTTGTTACACAGGGTACTAACCGTCCGACATACACTAGCATCCTGTTTGGTGCTGGCGCAGTTCAGGCTGGTGAAGGTAATATGCCTAATACACTAGCCTCTGAAATGGAGCGCAAGCCTGGCGCTGGTAACGGTGGTGGTGAGACTCTAATTTACTCTCGCCGTACTGATATCATTATGCCTGTTGGTTTCTCGTTCACTAGCTCATCTGTTGCGGCGCAATCTGCGACTTATGCAGAGCTGCAAGCGGCAGCTAACTGGGATCGCGTTTGGGATGCGAAAAATATTCCGTTGCGATTCCTGAAAACCAACGGCTAATTAGAAAAACAATGGGGAGGCTTGTCCTCCCTTTTTTAGTTATGGAGTAAGTAAAATGGCTGAGAAGAAACCAACACACGAATCGCTACAAGCTAAGATTGTCGATGCGGAAAAGGCGCTTCAAGCTGCTAAAGAAGAATACAAAGCATTCTGCAAAGAGAATCCGTACGAATTGCCTAAGCAGCCAACTGTTCATGAATTAGTCATGGCTCGCCGTAAAATGTCGCCAGACAAACCAGAAGATCACGCAAAGGCAAATGCAGCAGCGGCAGCATCAGCTCAGAAAGCAGCGCTCAAGCAAGAACTGAAAAGTGAGGGCTAACCATGCAGTCAATGACAGCTCCGAGAGGCCGCGCAATTACAGCTTCAACGCCTGTTGATGTTATCGCTACTTATGGCGCACCGGTTCAGTATCTGCAAAACAACGGCGCAACCGATGCGAATGTGCTATTCAATGGCGGCGTTGCTTTTGTGATTAAAGCAAGCGAAACGGTGCGATTCGATCCGCCTATCTCCGGTGAGATTAATTCTGACCAAGATTTAGTTGCGCTGGCGTAGCCATTAAAATTGCATAGCCTAGATCTTGCACCATAAAAACAAGCCCTCATTGCGAGGGCTTTTTGTTGCGTTACGTGCGATTACAACTCACCATTTGCTCGAAGTGCAACGCGGCACATTTCCAGAAACTTGTCTGGACTATTACCAATCAAAGTGCAAACTTGCATATCTATAGGCGTGTAGATTCCAATCTTTGCCGTGTGCTGCCACTCTGATAGCGATTTGCGCCAATCAACCGGCTTTTCGATGCGGCGGTAGATGTTATCTTCTTTCCAATACCAGGCTGCATCTTGATACTCTGCAATATTATATTCTCCATTTCCTTTATTCAGGTAAAAGTATTTATCGCGTTCATCATATACAGATTGAACGCAATCGCCTACAGTTGAGAAATTAACCTTCTCATACTCAACGCGCACTGGTGGCTTTGGTGGGATTGGTTTTATTCTATTAAGTACATAGCCATTATTGCATTTGTCTAGTTCCCATGCCTCATCAAGCCGACGCCATCGAAATAACGCTGAACCATCTGTTTTGTGGTAATTGCCCAGCGAATCATCGCTGTAATGCGTCGCTCCAATCTTCTCTACCAATTCATAATCAATTTTCATCATCTCTCCTTAAAGTCCAGCAACCCAATCAGCAATCGCCGGTAGTAAATAAAAAGCCCAGAACGCAACGACGCAAAGTGCGGCAATAACGTTCATTGTCATGTTGAATTCTTCTGCGCGTTCATCTTCCCAATTGTCGCCGTGAATCCACTCTTTCTGCGCGTCGCGTGTGTGTTTGTTCATGTGCATCTCCTTACCTGTTAAACGCAGATTACCACCACTTCCAAAAATCAACCGTGACGACTATCACAAAACACCAAAGAATGATGCTTGCGATAATCTCTGCCACGGTGAAATCGTTTCGTGTTGGGGTTTTCATGATAGACGCCACCTAACAATCACACCCTTACCATCCGCAGACATATTTGCTGCGATACCTTTTGCAGTGAGCGCATCGTAATGCGCCCGTGCTTGTTGTTGTAGCCAATATCTGAATTCGATCATGACTCGGCATCCTTCATTTTCAGAAAGCAGATCATTGCCGCTCTAAGAGGGTTTTCATCGTCCGAGATGAAAGAATTATTAGACTCATCACTAGTTGCCATTGAAGCGCTCGCGTAAATACCGTGACAATCATCGTACCATTGTATGCATATATTGTTGGAAACAATAATAGGCCATGCATCTGATGGGTTGTTGCAGAAATCCAAATCCTGAGGCCACATTTTGTAAGCATTAACCTGAACAACGCTTCCGTTGTTTAATCTGTAAAACTTAAAGTATTCAGGATCGCTTGGGTGATTGTATTTCAACTTGGCAACTGCCTTATTAATCTCAAAATCGCTCATTTCATCGTAGTTCATAGGAACAACCCTCCATTTCCAACATTACAAGAAAACACACTCAAATCGTCGCTGTGCTGTTTCATTTCTTGAGCGGTACGTTTGTATGCCTTGTCACGCTCAAGCACCTCTGTGATGATTTCAGACGCCTTAACGAGCATTTCTGCCGCCATGATTGCATCACCTTCGGCCGATAGGTTCATTGCCTGCACGATAAAACAATCAACTTGATCTTGTTCGTCGCAGGATTTTAGCGAGTAAAATTCGGTTAGTTGGTTGCGGTTCATAACTTACCACCATACCCATGATTGATTAATTTAAACGACTGCTCGCCGTTCTGTTCGGTTGATACTTGCACCAGCAGTTTGCGATCATCGCCAGATTGAATCCAACCACGCAAGCTGCCGCGGTTTACGCCAATGTCGCGTGATGTTTTTGCCTGGTTGCCGCGATTCATGACAAGAACGTCAGAAACGGCGCAGACTGTGATTTGCGTTGTGTTGAATAGGGTCATTTTGCTCTCCTTTGTTGGTGAACACATTATAACCACAACCACCAAGCGATTAACGTGATAGTAATCACAAAAAAACAATACATACAGGTAAATTAATCGCCTACGTGACAGCAGTTGGTCATTTCTGTCATGGATAAGTAATTGATTTAATTAACGCAAATGACAGACAAAAAGTTGGTCATTGAGTTGGTCATTGCGTAACTTGTTGATTCTAATGACTAAATGACTATAAATGACCAACTACACATAATATGAGTAACATTTAGAATGAAATAGGTATTTCGCACGCGTAATTTATAGTTAGGGGAAAATAGCGACACTTGGTCATTCTGTCATTTTTCTTTTAAAATCATAGATATGACTAATGACAGACTGTTTTAGAGTTGGTCATTTGCTGAAATGTGACTCAAATCACACAATCAGGCTTGCAAACTATGCTTATGGTGGCTAGTATTTGTTGTGTCGGTTGTGAGTTCATGGCCGCCGCAGGTTTCCCGCCTGCGTTATCAGGTTTAGGGTGGTGTTTATCCGTAGCACTGTTAACAAAAACGGTTGTCAATTTTGTTTAGTGGTTTGACTCGTCCGCGACAGTTAAAACAAATGAGTGCGTGCAGTGATTGAATTGCATGGCGTCATTAAACAGACCACTAACCAAAACACCCTGTTACAGCTCATGCATCAGTGTTCGATTCATTGCGCAGGGTGTTCAATGGCGCTAAATCTATAACTTCTGGCTGACACTGTTTGTTATTCTTAGCGCCATTAACCTAATTAGGAGTCTCGATGTCGAAATCATCACGCAACTACACGCCAAACAAGCGCAATGGTTCACAGCCTGTTCAAACAAAGCGGTCAAGTAAAAACGCTTGGAAATGGAAAAAGCGCGTTGAGTATGCGGTTAGGATGATGAATCGGACATTTTACTTTAAACACAAATCCACATAGCGCCGTGCCGGGCTCGCTACCATAGCACCGCTAGCAACAACGCTGTAAAGAAAGCTGAGTTGCACCTGAACTACCCGCCCTTGTGGCGGGTTTTTCTTTTTGTGCTATAATCAAACCAGTTACCACACTCACAATGTGAGTCGCCGTCTTGGCGAATGGAGGTGATCGTCTCGCGGCACAGCGTTACGTGTCTAGCCGCAAACTGTCGAGCGATAGATTGACGTGCTCTAATCACCTGGAGACAAAAAATGTTCACAACACTTCAACTCCTAGAGCTGGAAGAAGGCTACCGAGAAAAGGCTTACTACTGCTCTGAGATGTATCCAACAATCGGAATAGGCAAGCGCATCGGCCAATACAAACAGAGCTTGCGCGACTTTGATTTTATTTCAATGCCTAAGCCTGTAGCTTATGCTTGGCTTGAATACGATCTGCAAACTATCATCAATCAATGTCAAACACTCCATTGGTTTAACATTCTTAATCAGGCGCGCAAAGATATTGTTATCTCAATGTGCTACCAACTTGGCTTTGATGGTTTCTGCAAATTTAAGCAAACAATTAAACATATTGAAAACGGCAGCTTTGTGTCAGCTGCTCATGAGATGCTGGATAGCAAGTGGGCTAAACAAACACCTGAACGCGCACACCGACATAGCAAAGTAATGGCTGCTGGTGACTGGGATGCTGTTTCGGAATACAACCATATTGGTGACTAATATGTGTAACTACCTACTCAATTTAACCCTGCTAGACGTGCTGATGTGTAGTAAGATACACGCAACGAATCAATTCGTGTTTATTGGGAGAGTTTTATGAAAGGTTTGATCATGTTTTTGCCCAACCTGGTGAAAGCTGGATTTCGTTTGTGGGAAAAGTCAAAAGAATGGGATGCTAAAAAACGCATGGTTGTCTTCACTGTCATTCCGGTATCGCTGATTTTGTTTGCGGTTGTCGTAGGTATGTTCGGCGAAGAAAATGCGCGCATTGCTGCTGAGATTCTCACTCAAACAATTACAGCGTTCGCTGATATGTTATGATCCGCTCAAGTTAATCAGCCGTCATTCGTGGCGGCTTTTTTATTTGTGATGTTGGTCACAGACGTAGCAAATCAAACGTGAAACTATATATTCACTTTAAACAGTAAAGGAAAATTAAATGGCACACACAGTAAGCGGCAAACTACGCAAAGCACCATTCATTAAAACTGGATGCGGCCCACAGCAAGACTCAACGATGTACGTCATTGAGTTGTCAGAGATGGTAAAGGACTGGCAAACTCAAGAGAAGCATTACACCAACTACAGCGCAATGTTCTTTGCTAAAACGCAAGGAGCAAACGATCTTTACAGCAAGGTTTTTGCTGAGGGTTCATTTGTTGTCGTTTCATGCGAAAAGCTGAAAACCGATATTCAACAAGGACAAGACGGGCGAACATTTGTAAAAATGCAAATGGAAAACCCTCGCCTTGAGTCATTCATGGCTGTTTCAGAGATGGGAGCGCAACATCAGGGTGGTTATCAGCAACCAGCACAGCAGCAATCTCCACAGCAACGCCAGCAAACGCAGCCGCAATATAATGAACCACCAATGGATTTTGATGACGAAATCCCCTTCTGACAACCAAACCCGCTTCGGCGGGTTTTTCATTATGTGACAGCAATCACTGAATAATTATGACTATCGCTTATGATTCACCAATCAACAAAAGGAGTACACATGGCATATCACAAAAGAGACAAATCACTGCGTCTGGTCGAGTTCTGTCACGATGAGAAGAAGCTAATTGCTGACGTTGCAACGTACATCGGTGGCGAAGGATACGACAAGACTAATGACATTATTTGCCAGATGCGTAAACATGGCCACGTCATTCACAGAATTAGCGACGGTAAGAATGTCTGGATTCAGCACATCTCAGGGCCAGAAACAAAGCCAAGCATGCGCGAAGATATCGAAAAGATTCTGCTTAATGGAGAACAATGGACTAACCATGAACTTGCAGAATTGATGGACGCAGACCTTGAACAAATTCGACAATGCATGTACCGACTTGAAGATATGGGTTACATTATCAAGCGAACAAGAATCAACTATAGAACGTGGGGTTATACAATGACAGGGAGAAAGACGAGGTGAAAATTAGCGATCTATTTGACTTCTGCACAACAGATAGACAGAGAGAATACATTCAGGCAATAATTGACGCACCAAGCAAGGCTCAAGCTGCTAGAAACCTAAACATAAGCGAGGCTCCTTACGCTTCGCATTTGCTTTATACACAGCCAAATGTTTTTGATGACCTAAAACCAGACGAGCGAAAACTTGGCATTGAAGCTGGATTTATGTGGAGAAATGTAGCTGAGCTAACAGTTTTTTATGTTGATTACGGTTACAGTTCCGGAATGCAACTTGGATTACAAGACTGCATTAATAAGCGAAAACCTTATGAGATTCGCAAATTATTTGGAGATGAGTGATGATTAAAACATCAACAGAAATATTAAATGACTGTGTAAGTGTTCAGGCAGAACGCGGAAAAGATTACGACACGGACGAAAGCAAGAAAGAGCGCTCTTTTGGTGCTGCGTCGGTTGCATTCAATGCGATCACCGGCAAGAATATTACTCCTGCTGAGGTTTGCTTAATGCTTCAAGTGTTAAAAGACGTTCGCCAGTGGTCGCAAGAACGACTACATGAAGATAGCGTGCTGGACTGTGTTAGCTATGCTTCACTGAAAGGTGAAGAGCTTTATAAGCAATACGGAGAAAACAAATGAACTACCAAGGACTAGAAACAACAAAAGCATGGTTTGAAGCTGCAATTCCAGAGCCAACTGTTGAACAGACGTGCATTCAGATTGGTTGTCACTATGAAGAAGTTGGTGAAATGTTAGCTGTGACAGGCGACGATGGAGCATTTGATGAGGTAAATAAAATTGCTAGCGAGTACAAGAAATGCAATGAATTTTACTCTAAGGCTATTGTTGCTATAGCTTATAGCGACCAAGATCTAGCTGAACTACTCGACTCACTAGCAGATCAAATCGTGACTGCCGTTGGTGTGGCTCACATGCTTGGAATGGATATTCTTGGCGCATTGGGCGAAGTTAACCGCAGCAACTTCTCAAAGTTCGAAAATGGAAAGCCTGTTTTTGATGCTAATGGAAAGATTACCAAGGGCAAGAATTATTCTCGCCCAGACCTAACAAAATTTATTGGTGGTACTAATGACTAAAAAGATTGAAATCAGCGTATCACTACTCGACTCTGATGCTGTTGCAGACTTGATGGGAATCATTGAGAATCATATTGATGATATGCCAGAAGATATGGCCAAAGAGTTGGCAGAATGGCACCTAATGTATTCGCCAGAGTTTCAGTGTGACACATTGCAATAACAATTAGCCGCTTAATGCGGCTTTTTATTTGCCTGCAATTCGGTGTTATACTTTATTCATTGCACGGGAGATTACCAATGACACTAATTGTACAAGATCCATTAGCACCGACAGAGGCGGCGAATAGCTATCTTTCGCTAGTCGATTGGCAGGAGCGCGCAACTGAACTTGGATTGCCAGCACCAACAGAAGATAAAATTCTCACTGGTATGCTTTACGTCGACACGTCAAACTTTATCGGCGAGACGGTTGTCGCTTTCCAGGGTACAGCTTGGCCTCGAACTGGGGTTAATATTTATCATGCTGGCGAGCTGGTTGAATACGACACTGAAAAAGTGCCTCAGCAAGTTATTGATGCTGTTTTGTATGTGGCTGCTGAGGATAATGTTTACTCGACAACTCAAGGCGGGAAACGGGTTCTACGCAAGAAGATTGACGTAATCGAAACTGAATACGCTGATGATGGCATTAATGCAGTTTCGTTTAAGCGAGTATCAAAGGCTGATGCATTGCTATCGAAATTCACGGCAAGTTCTCGTCCATCACAGATTGTTTATGCGGTGTAGTTATGGCTGAATCCTATTTCGAAGATTACCAAGACGCATTATCAACGCTGCAAGAGGATGGCTTTGCAGTCACTCTGATTAAAAAAGGCAGCGGCGGCACGGATGAATACGATAATGACGGGAATCCGATTCCAGCAACGCAAGATGTTGAGTTTTCCGGTTACGGCATCACAACGCAGTTCAGCGCTTATTACATTGCCAATGGCATTGCGAAGAAGGGAGATTGTCAGTTGTTATTCTGCCCTAGTGAAATGACTGCTGAGTATATTGCGCTTTATCGGTCGCTTGAAGGTGGTAGCGGCGATCAAGTTTATGCGCTTGTTGATGGCGTAGAGTGGCGCGTTAATAGCGGATCGCAGGTTAAGCCTACATCGACGCAGGTTTTAGCGAAGTTGCATTTGACTAAGTAAAAGAAAAGCCCCAATAGGGGCTTATTTAATTCTTGGTTGGCCTTTAAATTCAGCAGCAACCAGGTTGCCTAGATACTGCTCTTTGCAGATCTTATTTCGATTTAATTGCGCCGTGATTTCCTCCCACTTACCGCCAGCAGCACGCTGGTTAATTACTCCAGTGTAGTGCTTTGGCTGCTTACGGAAAATTCTTTCGTCATCTGTAATGCATACGAGTGTTTCACCGAAATAAGCTGGGTGACTTTCTTTTGTTGCGTTTCTCCACGCATCAGCTTGAGGAGAGTTGCTATGAAAATTGCAAGGAAATTTGAATACTGATGTAAATTTTTTCATGGCTAATGTCCTTTGTTGGTTTCCATTTCGTTGAGGTAATAATATAAAACCAAACCATGCTATACTGTGCTAAAGTTCACACTTTTGGTGATTGATATGGGTTGGTCAGATGATTTAAACAAGATAATCAAGCGCGATGAGGCTAGCGCAGAGAAGTGGTTACGTGCCGCTGTGATTCAGGCGGCTAATGTGGCTGTGATCAAATCAGCAGTAGGTGCTCCGGAAACATGGAAGAATCCTGCGCCTCCATCATATCCTGGCGGCGGCGCATTCAGAAGTCAGTGGAGATTATCTATTGGTGTTATTGATATGACAATTAAGGATACCATTGATTGGTCTGGTGTACTTCCAGAAACTGCCTCTGACATATTGAAATTCAAGCTTGGCGATACACTTTCATTTACAAACCCATCACCATACGCAATGCGTTTGGAGTACGACGGACACTCAGCGCAAATGCCAAACGGAGCAGCAAGGCCTGCAATTTTGGCACTCAAAAAAGCACTTAACAAAGAGGCTAACAAATGAGCACTGAACAAGTAGACGTTTTCAAAGCAATACGTGACGACATCAAAGCAAAGGTGTCAATTCCGATTGAGGAAAACAGCATTCCAACTGATTCTTCATCCATGCGCATAAGGCTAAACAATCCAGATGAGGTTTATCAGTTCCTGAATTCAAGAGCGAAGCAAATGACTGGCGAGATTAACGTGCAACTTAGTCACAAGCTTGGCTCTAGCCAGTTCACAATGCTGAATCTCGCAAAGACATTTAAGCAGAATTTTAACAGGCTAACAACTTGGACTGCTGGCGGGTTTCGCGTTAACGTCGATTACATTCGCACAAGCTCGATCTATCAAACAGATGACAACGAAAACATCAACATTATCATTGGATTTATCTGTTATTGTGAGTAGTGTCACAAACATGATAAACTCTAACCTGTCATAACTTAACCTATAGGAGAAATGACGATGGCAATTGCAACTGCGTCTGACGTAGTATCACCCATTGGAACCTATGCAGAAGTAATTGCGGGCGCTCCTGCAACTTACGACTCTGCTGGTTTTGGTTCGCGTTTCGACGGAACCGAAAAAGAGATCGGTCTTCTTGAGGATTTCACGCTTCCTGAATCGACCACAGCCGAAGAAACCTTTAATGATATGAAAGCTGGCGAAATCATCAAGGTTCTAACTTTCACCGATGCTGGCACAGCAACTCTTGTTACTGCGCACGCGCCGTTTGAAGATGGTCAGGCTATTTTGGTCGATCATCACAACGGCGCAAATAAGACACTACCAGTGTCAATCAAGCTTAACCACAGTGATGGCAGTATCACTTATTACTCTGGCAAAGTGTCTGGCTATGCACCAGTGAAAAACCCGCTGAACCGCGCTACATATACCATTAGTGTTGACAAACGCATGGTTGAAGTGGCTGCGCCATAATTCAATGCGTCCTGCGCCTCTCATTTTGCGGGGCGCATTTTTAATTTGATTAAGAGAGGAATCAAATGTCATTCAATATTTCACAATTCAAAAATCGCGATCAATCAGATGTATGGCTTAATCTTGTCGGCAAAGACGGAAAGGAAATGAGCTGGCTTAAACTGCCAAAAGAAAAGAAAGATGAACTTGCAGAAGAAATCGAGCGGTTCAACGCTGGCACATACGACGGCGATAAGCTTGATGAGTTTAAGCGCCCAATCCGAATTAAAATGAAATCTCCGCACGGCGAAGCATTTCGCAAAGCAAAAATGCACCGCAAAGTTAAAGACCAGGTGCTGTTGCAAGGTGTCGTTGCTCAAGTGCAAAAAGACATCAAAGAAAGCGGCGAAGTTGACCTTGAGAAAATTCTAGACGAAAGCACGGCTAAAGTATGCGATAGCGTTGTCAGTGGCGCAAAGATGATTGCAGAGCTGACAGTCGACTGGGAAGGTTTCACGGATGACGGGAAAGATGCAGAGTTCAATCCAGAGATTTTAGTCGCTATCCTATCAGACCCTGACAACCTTGTGACATACACATCGATCATCAAAGCGATTGATGAGAAGGTCGGTTTTTTTACAGCGTAGCTGAACAGCTACTACTCTATGCATCACACCTTGGCTGGCTAAACTCGTCGATAAAGTATCCAGTCGGCAAAAAGGAAGAGTCCAGCAGCAAAATCGCATACTACGGCAGTGAATCATTACTGGCTAAAACACCAGATATTGGCGAACTGTCGTACATCGCTGAAATGTGGGATGATCTTGGCAAGTATCGCGGAACTGGTTTTGGCATTGAGGCAACGAGCTGGACTGACGTTAAAAGCTATATCGAAGTCAATGGCATTGCAAATTGGGAGGCTCAGTTAATCCATGCGATGAGCAAGGCGTTTGTTGATGCGCGCGGTCAGTTCACTGATGTTGTTTGCGAGCCTCCGTATCGATATGGAGACTTCGAATTCAATAGACTTAGTGCCGATGCTGCTGAAAGGCGAGCTAAAGGAAGAAAGAAATAATAAAGCCCCGAAATGGGGCTTTTGTTGTTTTAGCATTGTTTTAAATCATCGCCAATTGACAGGCTCCAAATCAAAACGCCAGATTCTATATGTTCATACAAGTCATTTTGTTCATCGTAGTCATCCAACTTACAGACGTATGGTTCATTATCATCATTCTCTAGTGAGACAACAATATCTCCACTTTTAAAAATGTCATTGCCTGGATGTCTACTATTAAATTCCAAGCAATAATCCTCACCAGCTTGCGTAACTACGTATTTATCTCCAATTGCCATTTTAACGCCCTCAATTAAGTTGGAATTATCATAACGCCACCATTCAGGTTATACTGTGACAAAAGTCACAAAGTGAGAAAAGCACATGACAGATATAGTAAGCATCGGATTCAAAGTCGATACGAGCCAAATCAAGCAAGGCTCAGATCGCATGGCGAAAATGGGCGACACAGCCGAGAGAGCTGAAAAGAAAACCAAAAAAATGACGGATACGACTAGCAAGGGGTTTGCGCTTGCTAAGCGCAATATAGCTGCCGCTGCCGCTGCATTGGCTGCTTACGTCACTGCTGGTAAGTTGCTTGATGTTGCCCGTGAGTTCGACATTTTGAATGCATCACTTGTCACGGCCACCAAGAGCACAGAAAACGCGGCTGTCGCATTTAAGGCTATTGAGCGGTTTGCAGCGACAACGCCATATAATCTTTCTCAGTCCGTTGATGGTTTTGTGAAGCTGGTAAACCTTGGTCTTACACCATCTGAAAAGGCATTGAAATCATACGGGAATACAGCCTCCGCTCTTGGTAAAGATCTAAGCCAGATGATTGAAGCTGTTGCAGATGCTACTGTTGGTGAGTTTGAGCGCCTAAAAGAGTTCGGTATTAAGGCTAAATCAGAAGGTGATAAGGTTTCATTCACTTTCCAAGGCGTAACAAAAACCATTGGGAAGAATGCAGCAGAGATCGAGCAGTACCTAATGGCAATCGGCGAAAACGAATTCGCCGGAGCAATGGCTGAACGAGCAAAAACACTTGACGGAGCCATATCAAATCTTGGTGATTCATGGGATGGACTTTACAGAACAATCTCAAGCTCAGGTGTATCATCTCTAATTGCAGACGGAATCAGATCAATAACAGAAATGATTGATTCTGCGTCTGCTTACATATCAAGTGGTGCTCTTGCTGCTTATGCAAATGCTTTTTATGAACAATGGAAGTGGGCTTTTGATGGCGTTGCTGCGATTGTAAATTTCGTAGTTGATATTTTTGATTCAAGCGCAGGAAAAATAGCAGAGGTATATGAATTTGCGTTCGGAAAACTTCCAGCATACGCCAAAAACGCAGTGCAAAGAATAATCATCGAAATATCCGCAATTGTAGATTATGCAAAAATCTACGGCGAAGCATTCGTGACAATGATTAGCCTTAAGTTCTCGGAGGCTGCTGATAGAGCAAAGGTATATGGCAAAGACATTGCCAATGCATTAAACCCATTCAGCGATGATTACGATGCTGACGCTGAACTTGCTAAGCTTGATTCTCAATATGCGACATTCTATAAAAATATCATGGGCTATGCTCAAGATCGTGTTACTGCACTTAAAA